CTTTTAAATGAGGAATTTGAATTGGTTCAGGAATCTCTTTAAACGCTTTTATCTCACGAGAGAATTCATCCTTAAATTCTACTTTAGGTCCAGGAACATGAATCTGCGTTGCGACATCTGTAAATCCCCCTGGAAGAATTCCTTGATAAAAACCCCCAGGCTCAAGACTCATATGTGAAATACCAAGTGTTTCGAGATTACGTTTAGTTTCTTGTGTCATTGCCATGAAAGAACTCCTTAAAATTTAGTGTTTTTTAGAGGCATGTCGTGGAGAAGGTAACGATTCCGCCTCCGGCTATGACGCCTGCGGCAATCTCCGTGAGATTAAAGCTCGTCGTCGTTGGGTATTCGATGCGCGGAGCGAATGATCCGACACCGCCCAGCGTGTCAGCGCCCATAATGTTTGCCGTGCAGCGCATGTTTGCAGCCGGTAGCGTGATGTCAGTCGTCGTGCATGTCGTACCGCCTACGCCTATCATGCATGTCGGATCGGTCGCGGGATGCCAGGGGTAAAATACGCCGGACGCATTACCTCCAGTAGAAATTCCACCGGATAATCCAATGTCCCCAAGTTCGTTAATTGTGAACAGTTGGTTAGCGCCTACTTCTAAATCTAATACTTCTCCAATCACCCCTGAAACTGGATTTCCTACCCCGTTACTCAAACTAGAATTATTTCCTAATCCATCGGGCCAGTTCAAAAGAGTAAACCCTGCGGGAATACCAAAATTTGTAAAGGAGATTGGTACTTCAGGCCCTAGAAAAGGTACCGTTAACATGCTGGCATATACCGTAAGCGGCACGTTTTGTGTAGGGCCCGGTAAGTCGCCCGGCGTGAGAGGCCCATCTTTAATAGTTAAAACATTTATAACATTTCCAACAGGAACCCCAATAATTTTACCAATAAATTGATACCCGGTTCCTTCTTCTATATAAGATATTTCAGAATTATCGTAAAAAATATCTGAATCAACAACAGACATAAGTGCTTGATTTCCATAGCTTCCAGGTGAAAATGGTGCGGTAATGGTTGTAGCTATACTAGAACCTCCCGGAGTTCCAGCGGGGCCTGGAGCCCCCGTAGCGCCCGCAGTTCCGGCAGGACCTGGAGGACCTGTAGGCCCCGCAGGACCAACGCTGCATGATCCATATGCAAAATCATGATTAATTACTTGAGGACAAGTTCCATTTAATAATCCCTTAATAGAAGAAGTGTGCAAATTACGAAATGCATCACCACAAGTTGTTCCTAAAATACCAACAAGCCCATTTGGAGAATCACAAATTAAAGGATCAGCCTTAATTACATCAGGAGCAAATAATATCCCAGATATTAAAATAAGTAAAACGATCAGGTGTTTCATGAACATCCCCTTAGAAAATAGTACTTAAAAATTCTTTTACATCAGATAACGGCACCATATACGTTCTGACACGATTTATCGTATATGCGACCCATATTCCTTCTAATTCTCCGTTATTATTAAAAACTCCTGCACCAGAATCTCCCTCGTCGCATCCCATACATGCTAACGGTGTAAACGAGAAATCATGTTTATCGACAGTTGTTTTAATATCATTTCCAATAACAAACCCACGAGCTACTGCCCAAGGTATATCATAAGATAACCCTATAATAGAAAATGATTCTCCAGTATTTAATTTAGATAAAGCAATTTTAGCAACATTAGTTTGACCAATATCAAATAATTCAACAACAGCTAAATCTGTATTATATGATTTAATTATTTTTCCAAATTTAATATATTTTTTAGAACTACCATTTATTTCAGCATATTTCAATTCATTCATCGTACAATGTTTAGCGGTCAAAATCCAAGTGCGATCAGGTTTAGAATTTACAATTACTCCTGAACACTCGTAATCACTATTACCAAGACGCACACTAGAAGCTTGAATTATTGTATTTAAAGTATTCCCAAAAACAGGAGAACTTACAGAAAGAAATAATAAGATCGAAATTAATAATTTCATCATTTTTTAACCAACCATACAACAATAATAAATACCAAAAATGTGAATACTACTCCAATTAACACATCTTGTACAGCTATAGTTTCCATTATAAACACATTATTTCCAAAAATGAGTAAGTATAACTGCCAAAATACTTAAGGCACTGAAGGCCGCCATAATTACCCATTGTGTTGCAGCCCTATTTTCATCAACTTGTGTATCTCGTCCTGCTCCACTATATTGTTTTTGTTCAATAGTAGTAATTCGAGCTTCAAGAGTAGTTCTTAATACCGCAGCTTGTTCAGATGTCGCCGCTGCCGCAGCAGACACTTGATTTCGTAATGCGTCAGCACTAGCCTGAACTTGTTTTGCAAGTGCATCCGCCTGTAAATTTGCCTTTTCAGCCGCCAATAAAACAGCCGTCTGTGAAGTTGTTAAAAGAGCATCAATACGCCGCGATTCAGCTAATGTTACAGCATTAATTCGTTCATGTTCTGCTAATGCTAAATCTTTTTGGGATATTTCTTTTAACGCAACAATCTCTTTCAAGTGATCAACTTCTCGTCTTAATTGATCAGTTGTTAATACCGTAGGATCAGGAACAGGAACAAGACCTTGATTCTGTGAAACGCTGCCTAAAGATTGCTTTTCTATCCCCATATTAATGTCCAAGAACTCCAAATAATATAAGTAATAGAATTATAATACCTGGGACGCCAATAAGCCAAAGCAAAAGAATAATTAATAAAGGCATTACATAGTACCTCCAGAATCTGGACTAATAGTCCTAACTGTAGGAAGGACTATAGGTTGTGATGTTGGTTGTTGATTAATAATCGTTATTGGATCCTGGTATCTATTAGATGGATCAAGAAAAAACATTAAACTAAAATATGAAACAACAATACCAATAATAACAAGTATAAATATTAAAACATCGTTACTATCATCATAATCATGACTCATATTAAACTCCTTGTTAAGGAAAATCCTCACATTGCTATGAGGATAATACCACACACAAGATTCCTAGTCAATAGTACTAGAAGGGCATTCTCGACATCGAATTGACATATAAACAAACCGGCACATAGCATTCAGTTACCTGGCAGCGATCAATTTGCTTCTGGATTATTTTATCTTCTTCCAGAAGAATTGGTTGTTCAATCATAATCGCGCCAGAGAAACCCTTTTGTCCAACAAAAATTTCATTATCAGGCATTTGCTTCGTAATATAGATGTCTAATCCGAAGAAATGCGAGATAACGCCGGTTTCAAGAATCTTTGAAGCCATAGGACCAGCATTCAAGTAATTAGAAACTTGAGAAATCAAAGCGAATTTACCGTAAGTTACTGGCGACATTACAGCGAAATCAGCATGATAGTTGTGATTAGCAACATCAGTCACAAGAGTAACCATATCAGGAAATACTATATTCCCCGCAGTAATACCAGAACCAATTGTATTCGATTGTGAAATTGAAACTGGCGTAGAAATTGCCGCTTGTGACGGTTGAAAACCATTTGCCAACTGTGCTGGAATACCAGTACGAAGAACATTTAGAACATCAAGGTCTTTCTTAAGTGCCATCCGCAAACCAATACGCATAAGATTAAGTTGAAACAAAGGGAATGCGGTACGACGTTCCGCTTCATAAGACATCCCTATGCCAGTACCAATCTTTTTGACATAATGCGTACGACGAACTATCATTCCCTGATCGTCTTTAATCGTTTCGCCTTCGCCAACTTCATAAATTTGTCCGCCGTCTTCAAACGTACGGATAACAATTTCACCACGTTCTGTCGGAATTGGGGTAACAAAATTATGCGATACCATCGCATTCAAATTTGATACTAAGATTGTATCAAGAAAAATTTCTGGTTGCATACCATGCAACTCTTCAGATGTCCAAAACTCTTCGAGACGTAAACTTTTAACATCAACATTCATTTGCTGTTTCAAAAATGAAGCGGCATCATCATATCCAAGAGATTCAGCTAATTCCCCAAGAGTAATCCCGGCTTCACGGCAACGTGCAGCAACTGAAGTCTTTTTAACTTTATCGAAAGCCTTCAATGGAATACGCTCACCAATCTCAGAAACAACCTTAGTGATTGATTCTTCAAGGGAAGCTATTTGCTTAATCTTTACCATTGTAGTCTCTCCTAGTATTCTTGGAATTATTATTTCAAATTAGGATTAAACAAGATTTACGAAGATCGTATCACCCTGCACTGCAGTAGTACCAGCAGTTGCACCGCTCAAAGCAGAACCATCATCAAGAGGAAGGAATTGCCCGACGCGATCTTTAACGTCATCAACTCCATCAGCCCATTTAACGAATCCAGAAAAATTAGCAGAAGTATCTGGTTTTACCCAATCTCCTACTGTTAAAGCCCCACCAGCATATGAACGAACCCGTCCTCGCTGAATATAAGTAATTTTTACTCCTCTTGCAATAGTCCAAGTCGTAATATCATCATGTAAGACCCCAGTATAAACCGAAGTCGAACCAGCAACACCGGCATCATTCGGAGGAACCAATTTTCCAGTCACAGTATTAATAAAGACCGGCATTCCTCTCCAAAGTTGCCCATACTGTGCTACTGAACCCAAATAAGGAACAACAGCAGAAGCATTCGTGCTTCCGGCAAACAAAGAAGGATCAGCATAAAGAGAATTAGTTTGTGCAGTATGAGCATCAACCAATGCCCCATTAACTCTCGGAAACAATGAAACTGACATTATAATTCTCCTCTTACTTCAGTCCGAATTTTGGGCGAGAACTTAAACCATTTAGAGATTTCTTTTTTCCGTCTTTATCTTCTTCAACAATTGTGCCTAGATTTTGTTTGGCTCTCTCCACCATTGATTGCTGAAGTTGTTCTACTTTCTCAGTCCGAGAATTATTTTGATTTAAAGCAAGACTTTCACGAATTTCTCGTACAGCATTAAAAGATAAAGCTTTTAAACTTTCAATATATTTGTCACGTTCCTGAGCTTTTTTATGTCCAGCCAGGACCGCTAAATTAGCCGTCTCTTGGGCGAACAGGTCAAAAATAGCGTCATA